CCAAGCGAAACTCTTTGTCTTCTTGATCCATAAACATGATTAATTCTCCACAACAGCGCAGATATCTGCTTCTTGAATGATTTGATAATCTTGTCCGTCTACTTTTTGAGTAGGCCAGTTAAGATAATCGCCATTACCATATTTAATAAAGTCACCAACTGACACTTCTTCGACCAATGGCCCAATAGCGACAATCGTGCCCTCATTAAAGGGTTCTTTATTGTTGACGTAGATTATGTCAGAGATATTGCGAACTTGGGGTTTGACAACTACCCTGTCTCTCAATGGCTTAAACATTGTGTTTTGGCCTTCCTCTGCGCTTGGGTTCTTCAGTTGTAACTTGCTGCGTTAAAACTTCAACCATGCTTGCAAAATGCTCGATCCTAGCCATGAATTCCCCACACCATTCGTTTTTGTGACGATTTTGGTAGACAGGATATCTTCTACATTGACCAAGGTTGTCACCACCTTGAAAATAGTGACATGAATTACAATTGCTAGTATCCAATACAGCTCCTTTGTGTTGGCTAGAAACCCCTATTAGATTTGCGGTCTTTTAGGGGTTTTGCTTTTTACATTTTGTCTTGAACGTGATCCATGCGACTGTGTTCGTAAGCAACGTGCTCTTTAGAACCAGTATTCATTTCACCACAACGACCATCAATCTTACCTGCGTGACTAGCCATTCTCAAGCCTAGTCCATCAGCTTTGCCCATGCCAACGCCACCTTTAAGAGACATTTTACGCTCTCCAGATGTGTCGCTGCTCAAAGCACCTGATGGCACTTTCTCGCCTGACATACCAGTTTTAAATTTTTCTGAATCCATTTTACCCATGATAAATCCTTTAGTTTCTTTGCAAAAAACACTACTCTTGTAGTGCTTACACTATACCACAAATTAAAAAGGGATATCTTCTTTTTCTTCTTTGGGTTTGGGTTCGTTCAAATAAGCCCAGCCGTTCCAATGCTCCTCAGTAATCGGCAGCGTGTCCAGTTTCATCATCAAACCATTCTTGGTCTCAATAATTGACCCTAGTTTCTGGTAACGATTCTTCTTTTCACCCTTGGCGTTCGTGTAACTACCTGTGATCGTAGTAATTTCATACATCGTTTTTGACATCAAATTTCCTTAAAATGTTAACTTTTTTCTCAACTTCATCTAAAAACACGCTGACTTCTTTTATCAGCATCTCTACATAGTCAGGGTTTATTTGCACCCTGTGGATGTATAGTTGCAGATTCTCTGGCATTCGTGGGTCAAAACTCACAAAATCGCACCAAGTTCTATTAGTACAGCTCAATTGCCATTGGATTTGGGGAATGTACTTAGATGGGACTGACTGGGTCAATATCGTGTCAATATGCGTAGCAGTATTGGGACATTTAATCTCAATCAATCCATCTTTAGCTACTAACCCATCAGGACTAGCCCCAGACATATAGACAATTGGGTGATCCACAAATCCCACTTCTTCNACCATTAGGTTTCTAGCCATTTCATAGGCTGCTCTAGCCAATGGTTCGGTTTCTGTACCCCATTGCATTGCTGCGTTGGTAAAACCCTCGGTAGGCTTGTTTGTGAGTCTTTCAACCACTAACTGAGCCATGTAGTTCTCACGGCTTGCTGAGTAACCTGTTTTGGTCTTGGCTATCACATCCCCAATGCGTGATCCAGTTGCTTTGCCTAGTCTTTGTAAGAACCAGGCTTCGGTTCGTTGTTCAGTCATTCTTGTCCCCTACTTCTAATAGATATTGCAATATCATGCGCCCTCAAATCTCCTTCGATGCAACTTGAACGACCACAACCACAAAATGATTCTTCAGCAAAAACAGCACACGCCTCACGCTCATGCTCTGCCACCAACTTGGCAAATGCTTCAAGTGATTCAAAATAAATGCCATCAAGATGTGGACGCATTCCTAATAAATTGCATTCTTGTGCTATCTTTAAGATATCTTTAGTCATTTTCAGACTCCATATCAAACCATTCGCAGATTTCGTACTCAATGGTTGCCAGAATGTAATCTTCCAACTCGATTAAAGTGGGACTATCTGAATTCTTATAAGCTCGGGCAAGCCCTAACTTAACACCATTTTCAATACACATTTCCAATACTTTGTAAGATTTAGGCTGCATTTTTAATCCTTAGTGATTCTTGTATTGCGTCAATAAACTCTTTGTCATAGTGGGCGTGATATCCAAACTGAACCTCATCAGCTACGTTTTGAATTTCATCGTTGGTTAAATTGACCCATTCTTTCTTTTTGGGACTTCTGTGGTCAGGGAAACCAAGTGATTTCATAAGTTTGTCGTTTTGCATTTTGTCTATTCTTTCAAATTCTTCGTCTTCGTTATTCATAATCTTCCCATTCATCTTCACATTTTTCACAACCAGGGTGATCTGGGTCTCGGCAATCAGGCGCACTAGATAGCTTTTTTTTGTACTTATTTTCTGCCATCGCATAAAACCTGAGAAATTGCCTTTCGTCTTCGTTGTCATCGTCAATCATTTAATTCTCGCTTTCATCTCATCTTTCTTGGCAATGATGCGCTTTTGCCAGTTTGGATCGNCTTTGGCAGCGTTGAATGCTGTTTTGTAAATAGAAATTAGCTCGTCTGTGTTTGCTACGCTATCCAAAGCAGCCAAATAATCTAACATCATTTTTTCGTCTAGCAATGGTTTGGGTCTTGATGCGTTGTTGCCATCATCGTCTTCTGGAGCAATTCCACAAGCAGCCATCAGACTGTAGCGCCTGGCATATGTCAGAGCTGACCCATAACCCTGTGCGTCCATCTTTGTAGCCGGTACGCTAAGAATCCCACACTCAATCATTTCACCAGATTCATGTATAAACATTGTCTCTACAGTTACGCCATTTTGGTTTTCATAGCACTTCTGCATCAAATAGATTCCATTGTCGTTTAAAGCGTCTATGACAGCTTCTACACAGTTTGACAGGTCAGCATAGCGTGACTTGAAATGTGGATTTGTAGAGGTCTTTAGAGCTGGGCCAAAGGCTTTTTGCGCTTTAACCAAGGCAGTTGCAATTTGTTTCATTCTTCATTTCCTAATTTGTCTAAAAGTTTGTAATTGTCGAGCTGTTCTTCGTAAATCTCTATCGTCTGACAAAGATTGCGAATAATGCTTTGATATTGCCCAATCATAAAATTGAGCTTGTAAATGCCTGAATCGTGTGGATAGTATGCTTCTGCGGTCTCTTGGACTCGCTGTATCAAATGATAGGCTTTCATCTCAGCACCAATAGGTCATGTTGACTATTAGCGTAACGATTGCAACCAAACTAATGGCGCATATAAATAAATTGTAGAAGAACCCAGTTAGTGTTTTAAAGTCACCAATCAATAGCGACTGGATCAATTCTTCTTCGGGGGTGATTTTGTGTTTGCTGTATTGGACGTGGAATGTTCCAATATTCATCTTGTCAGCGTGAAATGGTGTTCTCATAAAAGCTCCTAAGTCCCTTTCGGGCAAAAATGTTAATCAAAAAAGTCTGTCTCTTTCTCACCGATACCATGCTCTTTTTCTAAGTCTCTAGCAAAAACCCTCCAGTCCATTGAATGCCTGAACAATGTGTAAAGGCGGTCATCAGATAAAGGTTCTTTGTGACACCTAGCGAGCAACTCATTCTTGCGTTTGAGTTCTTGATCATACTCTAATAAAAGCTCTTGCAGATGCTTGAGTTCTGATTTTGTATGCTCAAGTTCGTTCATAAGTCACCTGTAATCATTAAAGCCTGGTTAACTATATACACAGGGTATAGAGCGCCATGTTTTAAATTACTGAGAATCTTATTTGCTTCATCTCGACTCATTGCGTTCTCCTTTTGTTAACGCAAATGAATCATAATTCATTGTCAACAATAAATGCTAGGTGTTTTCCCTAGTATTTAATAAATAAACAACATCTAAGATAAATGGATGAATTATCCAAAATGTTACCACTCTTACGAACACTACAGGGACTGGGTTGAATTGGCTAAGTTAGCCAGAGAGGTCATATCCCCCTGTGACGATTGCAACCTCAAATATGCTGCCAAGATGGTTGCGTTGGAAAGATGCGACAAAGAGTGGGTATGTAAAATAATTATTGGGAGTCGTAAAAAACTGCCTTGATTTATGTATAATCCAAATTGTTGCAGTCGAGTGCAATAAATTGAAGCCATTTAATGATGTACCTTGCCCCTATTACTGGGGACTCGACCAAGTTACATCGTTAAGTGGCTTTTTTATTGTCTCGATGCTTCCGTACTCCTCACGATAGCAGAGCATCTGAATGGATGGCTAGGAGCAGAACACCGCACATCGACACACCCCGATGCAAAATGTGACCAGCGTTGGTTAACCGACTGGTAAAGCACAAGGTAACTCAGGTGAAAACTAGGCCTTGTGTATAAGATGAATTAACCCCTCATGGGCACTTGGGCTTTTGTTGATGCTATTTAGATACTTTAAGACACATTAAGATTGACAGGGTTGGAGAGGAGTGAATCTATATTCACCCTAGCTATACCTATGTCTTAACAAAAAGGGGCTGAAATGTTTGAATCTGGGTTTGATAGGTTTTGGAGAATGTGGCCTGTTTCCACACGAAAAGGGGGTAAATCACAATGTATGAAGATATGGGAAAAGAACTATCTTGAGAGCTGTTGTGATTCAATCTTAAAGCACGTTGAATGGATGAAAACAACCGATCAATGGCGTAAGTCAAATGGGGCGTTTATACCAGCTCC